TTTCTATTTCTGCTGTCAATTCCTATTAATCTTGTATTAGTATTATTTTTAGATTTTCTTACAGACTTTTTTCCCACTTAGAGACTCCTAATTAGTTGGGGGAAAAGTCATGGTAAGTCTACTTTTCGAAATTCATTCTACTCTCACGCCTTCCGCCCACTTGACGACCGACACTTGGCAATCTATCTAAAACCTTTTCTTTAAATTCCATAGGAACTCTTGCATGACCCAAAGGATCTGCAGCGAAGTTTACCTTTGACAAGATTTGTTTTAAATTACATTTTTCTGAGGTGTCGCAATCTGGACCCGAACCATTCGTAATGAATTCTTCGCGTTCAGAAATTTTGCATGAATGTTCAAATTCATACTCACAGTCTTCACATCTAAAATTATAAATTGGCACTTTAATATACTCACTTTTCAAATATTGGTGTAAACTTACTTTCAGCTGACTTTTCCAGTTGAGTTAAATTTCACATTAGTTATAATCTACATCTATACTTATATCATTAGATGAGTCTATCTGACTGATTCAGCATAGATGTAGAAATATTTTTTAATCTTTTTTAGAAACAAAAGAATACATCTCTTTTGCCTTTTCCATTAGTTCATCTGTGGAATAGATTGCGTAAGCCTTTTCCACGTCTTGCAGATTTTTCTGTCCCTGTTCATATAAGTCATTCATAAGTTGAATGTTCATATGCCATTGTTGATCCATATAATCTTTTGCCATATGCAACATTTCTGCGCGGATTTCGAAGGGGTTCTTATTACTCATTTTATTTCTCCTGTGTGTTTGTGTGGTTAGTCATGTTCGTCGGTATTGCGGCGACCATTGTATCCATCAATCTTATTAAAGATTTTAGGATTTCTTTTTGCGGTATCGAATGTACCGACCGTAATAACAATCGCCGCAAGTAAAAGAGTATGCGCGATTGCATTAATTCCCCAAAACATTATACTACCCAAATACATTGAGCAGACAGACACCCACATCCATGCAAGGATTTGCATGATTAGATGTCGCACTTGTAGATTTGGGATATTTTTAAGGGGATTGATTTCAGCGTTCATAACGCTGTTCCAAGTTTCGTAAATATAGTCTCGCATTTTCATTCCAATCTGTGTTTGTGTGTAGTGTGACTTTTCTGTTGCTAGGTAAGTCACCAACCCCCCTGCATTATGCTGCTAGAGCGTAACCAGTAGGTGCAAAATTATTGTTTGCATTTAGTAGTTTTCTTCGCGTTGACCCAGCTTAGATCGGGGCGACTCCAATTCATTTCCATACCTGTCGATCCTATTTCGACCCCATCAAAGATACACTATCCTGTCTCCTCTCAAAGAGTATCAACAATCAGGTTCCAGACATCTCGCAATGTCAGTCTATCAGTCACCGCTAGTAACATAATGTACCTATGGTGGAGTCGTTGGGTACTGCCCCCAAGTCCAGTGAATGTCCAATTCTTTTCAACGTCTACATTCTATTTATAACACAATTCATATGTGTCTGTCAAGAGTTTTTAATCATAACCTCTTACGCATATTTTATTATCTTCGCGTTCTTCTTTTTCTTTCCATACAATTTCAAAAGCATCATCAATATGTCCGCCTTCATTGTTACCCCACATCCGTTTGAAATAACCATCGTACATTTTTACAATATCCGAATCTTCCCATTCATCGGGTATCAAATGACCTTTGACACGATAATGCATCTTGTTTGCTTCTTTATAATCTACTGTCATATATTCGCTATATGTATTAAGAGTTCTGGAATTTTTAGTCATAGCGCAACCTATCTTGACTTAATAATAATTACTTATATCCAAAAATTCCAGATTTCTATATGTGGTTAGATGTTTGCGCCAGACATTATGAAAAAAGTTTTCCTAGTGTCTGCGGGCCCGCAACACCATCTGGAACGCAGTCATGTTCGCGTTGCCATGCCTTCAATGCTGCTTCTGTACCAGCACCAAAATCACCATCCGCTTTAACACCTAAGGCCTTCTGTAATTTTTTTACAGTGGCGCCTTTTGATCCTTTACGGACAAGACTATACTTTTCATCATCGCCGCCAATATCTACATCACCGCGAGTCTTATATGTTCCGCCCAATATCTCTAAGGCATGTTTATAATGTTTCTTACGGTCTGCAAGTCCGATAGTGCCACCATTGATACGTTTTGTCATGGATACAATGTCATCAGTATCACACCAAATGTTAATATCATTAGTTGCCCAGAACCAACATGCGCTTTCGATAGCACCCTTTGGAGTACGGACATATTCTGTAGCTTCGATTGCTGTCTTTCTACAGGCTGATCCAAACTTTGTATAGTTCCATTTTCCTGTCAATTGTAAAATACCACCACCGCGATATCTCCAACCGTCACCAGACGCTGTATTACCGTTGTCCATACGATTGGCGTATATCACGTTAGCAATCTTCTCTGGTTGTCTGTGGTACTCTTTGGCGTCCCTGCCAGCGCGTTTAAAATACTTTCCAAAGATAGCATCTAATGCCTTTGCAGAATAATTAAGGTTTTCTGAAAGAACTTTATAGTTTGCACTTTCATGTGCAGTCTGGGCAAGAAATCCAGCTACACGGTTTCTTGTCGTAATATCATATTCTGGAAACATTTCTAACATTGCAGCATGCCATTCACTAGCATCTTTCATGTGTAATATTTCAGAAACATGACCTTCTGTGAGTTCGAAATCCATTCTACTCATCTTTAGGTTCCTCCTCTTTGATTATATATTGATATTCTGAAAAGTCGTTATCTTCTGAAAATATATTTTCATCGTAATCAAATTCTACGGTCATATCAATTTCCGGCGCGAATGTATTTTCAATATCTGTTGGAAATTCAATTTCGGTATTTGGATGCAACGAAACTATTTTAGCAGTTCTATCAATACCCATCATTCTTTCATGTATTTCCATATTATCCATTTGAGGCGGAGTTTCCACTTTCTTGCCAATTCTCTCAACCATTTCTCTAAATTGTTCAAAATCTTTATCATCTGACGATTGAGTAGACGATTCATAATTTTCAATATTTAAACTATTTTGTTGTATCCAATCATAACCCGAAGCCCTCAAAAAATCTTCAAAAACCAACAACAATTCTTCCATGTTGAAATCTGTTGTATCAACTTTTTCTGTATAACTACGAACTTCTTTTTCTATGTTATCATCATTCTCTGAATTATACTCTGTACACTTTAATTCATAAACACATTTATATGCCTTATTATCCTCCAGCCGTGCCTGTCATTGTATATATTTTTTGATGGCGCGCTTCGCCCCAAACATCTTTTGCATTTACTTTGATAAACCGTTTATTGGTTTCCGTCTTATTAGGATTTTCAATTGTAAGAACAACATTCCTACCTTGTTTCCAAGCCTTACGTTGTCGTATCTGACGATCTAATTCATTATCATTATCAGATTTAGGCGTGCAACTAAACTTTGCCACATTCCTACGTTCACCCTTCGATACATATTTATCTCTTGATTTCTTACCCATTTTCAGTTTCCTTATTCCAACCTGTTACACGTTCCCATCTAAAAGAACGCCATCCTTCTTTTTCCAAATCCCAAACGATAAAATGATTTTCATCTTTAGTTTTTTCAATCTTTGACACACTTACATCTTCTACCGGATTATCCGGCCATGGAACTATATAAGGATTTGTGGTACATTTCATAATCCTAGATGTACCGTCTGCCTTTTCAAAAGTAACCACCATAGATTGTTCATTCAGCATAGACTTTAGTTGTTCTCTTTTTTCGTTTTGGTTTTCCATTACTTCCATTATCCAATTCCTTGTCATGTGTTTCATTTATTACTTTAGTTCGAGCAAAACTATTCCAGACATGATTCTGTCTTTCCACCGTATTGTATTTACCATTATACATGATGCTCCAATCTTTGTCAATATTATTCCAAGAAGCAATATGAAAATTTCCATCTTTCATAGGAACTTTACCGAGCACTAGTCCTGTACCAATACCAAGTTTTTCGCCAATCAATTCAGCATCAAACTTTTCTTTGGGTTTAGGTTTTACATCAGGTTTTAATGCAGGGGGAGTTTTGGACTTTGCGGGTCCATCAAGATATACGGTGTTATTTTTTGGCACACTGTATTTTTCTTCTTCGGCTTTGGCAAGTTTTGCATTGTCTTTTGCAATTTGAGCCTTTGTCCGGCGTTTGCGTTTTTTAGGTTTTGGTGCATCATCAAGAACATCGAAAATATCTCGGAAACCAATTCCTTGAGATTCTACCGCCCGAGCGGCTTCCATTTCGGCCTTAGTTCTGCGTTTACGTTTAGTCATACTATTCTCCATAACGAATCATTTTATAACTTAAGCTACCACAATAGCAAACTGTTGTCAAGACTTATGCTGCTTAATTGTTTTTCCATTTAGCTATATCATAAAAATATTCTACAACTTTGGCGTCAATTAGTGTCGCAA